TGCCTTGGGCCGATGGGAACAGGCTGCCCCACATCGAGCCAAAATCCAGCCCATCCATCGCACCATTCATCACATTAGCCAAAGGCAGAGTGATGGCGCGCTGGATTTGGATGCGCACCAAGTCAGAAATGATGGAATCGGCCAGCGATTTGAAGTCCAGCTTGCCGGTCATGACGAACTGGGTCAGTGCTGATTCCATCCCCTTGAATGCATTGGCCGTGACTTGCTGGGCGCGCTTGGCTGCGTTGGTCGCATCGTCAATGTAGGTTCTGAGCGCCGACTTGGCACCGTATTCAAAGCTGCGCTGGTACTCGCCATTGGCGCGCACCAGGTCTTCCACGATCGGCAGCTGCCGGGCCAATGCGTCGTTGATGGCTGCAATGGTCTGCGCCCGCAGGCCTGGATCCTCGATCTGGTTGGCTTCCTTGCGAGCAACGGCAGCCGCTTTTTCCAGATCGGTGCGGGCTTGCAGGGCAACTTTTTCTCCATCGGTCATGTCCAGCATCTGGCGCTGCAGTTGCAGAGCTTCGATCCGCTGGCGGTTGCTGCCGATCAGGCCTTCAGTGATCTTGCGCGAGGCGGCCTCTTCCTTTTCAAACGCATCGAATGCCTTGTCTTTTTCCTTCTGACGCTCAATCGCTTCGAGCACCTGGATGTACTGCTCGGCTTGGGCAGCGACGCCCTGGTAGCCCTTGGCTTCAATCTGCAGAGCACGGGCGCGCAACTCAGCGGCTTCACCGTCTTGGGTTCGGGTCAGACGTGAGCGCAGTTGATTCAGGAAGGCTTCGCCTTCGTTGATCTTCTCGGCAGGCTTGGGCTTCTCGAAGCCGGAGAGATCCAGCGATGGGCGGGGTTTGCGCGGCAGGGTTGGCAGGAACTTGTCGTAGATGGCCTGGACTTCCTTGGCCTGCGCCTCGGTGTCCAGCACGAACTTCTGGCCCATAACGCGCACCGTGCGGCGCTGCTCATCGAAGAATTTCTGTACCCGGTCCACATAGCCGGGGTTCTGGTTGATGTTGAAGAGCCGGTCATTGGCAGCGCGCACGTAGTCGTCACGAGCAGTCTGCAGCTTGGCAATTTCAGCGTCGATGACTTTAGGGTCATAGCCCATGGATTTCATGGACCGCAGCAAGTCCGTCTTGAACCAGGTCTCAATGTCTTTGCCCACCACCGACAGGCTGTCAAAGGGCTGGGCGATGACCCGCTTGGCCAGCACCGCCGATTCGGCAATGAAGGCCAGGCCCGAGGCGACCGACTCCAGAAACGCAAGCGTGGCCTCCCGGTTGGCGGTGATGCGCTGCAGCTCGTTGGTGAAACTTTCCGTCTCGCCTTGGGCCAGGATCACCTGCTCAGTGAAGTCGGCCAACACCGGGATGACAGCCGCACCGATCTGGCGCTGCACGCCCTCGAAGATGGCCGACAGGCGCGTGAGGTTGTCATTGAAGACCTCGGACGCCCGGGCCACGTCTTCGGACATGACCAGACCCAGACGCTGGGCTTCCTCCATCAAAGCCGTGATGCCTGCGCGTCCCTGGTTCAGAAACGGGATGATGGACAGGCCTTCTTTTCCGAACAGTTTGACGGCCAAGGCTGCCTTGTCCGCGCCATCGGGCATGGCTGAGAATTTGTCAGCCAAATCCAGCAGGACCTGTTCCGTGGGTCGGATTTGGCCATTGACATCGGTGGCCGACACCCCCAGCGCCCGCAAAGCAGCACTGCCATCTACGCCATTGATCTGGGTGTCGAACATGGCCACCGACAGCTTTTGCAGGGCCTTGGTCATGCCTTCGGTGCTGACATCCGAGAGCTTGGCAGCGTAATCAAGCGCGGTCAGGGCCTCGACCGAGACCCCTGTCTTTTGCGAGAGCTTGAAGAACTCATCACCCACACGCGCCACCGGCATGACCAGGGCAGTGATACCCACACCCAGCGCGGCGATACTGGCCCCGGCTAGCAAACCCGCAGGACCGAGTTTGTCCAGGACCGAGCCCAACATCCCCAGCCGGTCAGTGGCAGCCTGCAGCTGGAACTTGGCGTCATTGGCTGCACTGGACAGGAGCTTGAGGCCACTGGACGCCGGGGTGGCTGCAGCCTCGATTTTTTTGAGCGAGCGCTCCCCCTTCTCGCCGATCTCGGACAACTCAGCCTTGACCTTGCCGCCGTCGATGACGGACAGGCGGATGGAGAGATTGCGTTCAGCCATGGGGAATCCGTCTTCGCTTTATTCGTCTTGATGAAATGCGCTCATGAGGCCCGCCTCTGCTGCTGGAAACAGATCAATCGCCGTGGCCTTGTCCAACCCAGCGCACTCGCAAGTCAGCATCCAGGCGTTGAGATCCAACCCGACCACGCGGCCCTGCGCCATGCGCAACTGGCTGGCACACAGTTCAACGGCACTGGCGGCTTGCCAGCCTTCCAGGCTCAGTGGCGCGTTCATGGTGTAGGGACACTCGGGGCACGCATTGGGGCAGGCGTTGCAGTAAGCAGGCCCGCCACCGAAGTGCCACGCGGTGCGGGCCTTCAGACGTTTTTTTCTGATTCCAGTGCGTAAAGACCTGCGAGATATTCACGTTCGAAGGCATCGGCCAAGAGCCAGTGCTCCATGAGCGCCGTCACTCCCTCGGGCGTGACGGCAGCCGGTTTACCCTTGTCATCGGCCACGCCTTCCCAGGCGAGCACGGCCAGCTTGGCAAGTTCGGTGATGAGGGTGGCGGTGCGTTCGCCCGCAGCGGCGATGTCGGTACCGGCCACTTTGGAGGCGGCATGGCGCGCGGCCATCACCAGGGCAGTCGTGGCAGGACGGACCTGCAGGCGCACGCCTGCGGCCAGCGTGATCCAGTGCGGTTCACGCGCAATGTTGAGTTTGATCATGAGAGTGTCCTGGGAGTGAATCAATACGTGGTCACGTCGTTAACCAACTCGACGGTGAGCATCTTGTTGGCTGCGACATTCTTGGCGGCTTGCCATTCAAAGGTGGCCTGAATGCCGCCCGGCCCAGAGATGGAGACCTTGGGCTTGGGCAGGTAGACCTCATGCGCAATGAAGGTCAGGCGCTTGGTCGCATCGATCGTGTAAGCGAAGGTCAGTTCCAGCGGCGTGTTGTTGGTCGCCGCATCTATGAGCTGGGTATCGGCAAACCGTACCTCCAAGTTGCCAGTGAGGCTGGCCACGGTAGGGTCGGCGCCATCAATCTTTCCGTCCGATCGGATGGTCTCAATGCGTTCGAGGTTGTTCGAGTAGGTCAGTTGAGCCGAAACCACGTTGCCGAGCGCCGTGCCGCCCTTCTTGATGGATCCCTGGAACTGGTTGAACCGCAGGATGTCGCGCGTCGTCGGGGTGGAGTCGATGGTGGCAGCCTGCTTGACCTCACCTTGGGCGATCAGGCCGACTGTGGCATTGGCCGCACCCGAGCGGGCAAAACCCACCTGCAGGCTGTTGACCATGACGCCGGATGCCACAAACCATGCCGGAATATCGGGCAGACCCGTCTCCAGACTGAGGCTGGGCAAACTGGACTTGCCAGAAATGAAGGTGTGGGTCAGCGTGCCGGTGCCTGTGGTGGTGGCACTGCCCAGCAGGGCTTTGAGCCACATGCCGATGTTGCGCACATCCACAGGCACGACCATGTCGCCTTCGACCTTGATCACATCTCGAATCGGCGCATTAGGCTCACGACCCAGGCCGATCAGGTCGTTGGCAATCAGCCCCTGCTCGGAGCCGAGTGTTGTCGATACAAAAGGCAGCTTCCAGTAGTCGCCCACTGGGTTGCTGCCATAGGTGGTTTCGAACGCGGCCAAGAGGCTGGCGTTCGCGCCATAGGCACGGGCCATAGGTTTTCTCCTTCGGAGTTGGGATTCAGTTCAGGGGTCCCGCACTGCTGTAGTGCAGGACCACGGGCAGCAGGCATGCCTTGATGCCACCGGTGCCGTCAGGACCCAGTTCATCGAATTTGGGAGGGCCGATTTCGGCGTACTCGATAACGCCACTGAGCGTTCGGTCGGCTTCGATCAGGGTTGCCAGCTCGACCAGAAGACCGTCCATGCGGGCATCGCGGACTGCAGCATCTGGATCGGCCACAAACAGCTCGATGGCCACCTGGTGCTGCCAGTGGTAGGTCAGCGGTGAGAGCGTCACCTCCGGCTCACGCATCTCACCGTCGCGCAGGATGGCCATGGCTTGATCTGACACGCGCTCAGGCAACGCGGCGTTGCGTTTGACGGTTGTTCCCAAGGACAACTGGCCCAGGACTGCAAACAGTGCACCGATGGCGTTTTCTCGTTGGCTCATGACGGTGAACCTTTGCGGTCGGCTTCATCGAAACGGTTGGCGATGCGGTTAGCCAGAGTGCTGATCCAACGGCTTGAACTGCTGTCGATGTCGAATTTCTTCTTCAAAGTCACTTGGGGTACCAGCAGGAACATCGGGACTGTGACCAGCCCTCGACCAGCCGCTTGGGCCTTTTGCGAGGCGGCGGAGAAGCCACCGCGTTGGCCTTGGCGGGCGCGCTGGTTTTCTGCGACGAGCAGCGACGGTTTGCCCCGGCGGTAGACGAAGCGCAGGCGCTGGCCGCGCATTCGCTCCCACAGACCCGGCGTCATGCGTTTGCCGCGCGGGCCCTTGCCGGCGGCCGGTAACGGAATCGCTAGCCAAAACCCATCCTTGGAACGGATGGTGGCGCCCTGGTCATGCGCCCCCACCACCACCGGCGCCCGGCTATAGACCAGGCCGGCGGCCTTGATGCTCATCTGTCCTTTGGGGTAGACCTCGCCGCGCCAGGTGTTGGCCAGGCGCTGCCCCAGGCCTGCGCTGGTGATCTGGCTGCGCAGCTCGGTCTTGAGGCCATCGGTGGCTTCACGGATGGAATGCATGACCGCCTGTTCGGCAATGCGAACCTCGTCAGCCAACATCTGATCCAGATTGCCGGTGAGTGCCGCCATGAGCTTCACAGCGGCGCTCCAGTCAGCGTCCAGATCAAGCGGTCCCGATCCGCCAAGGGCTCACCCACCACCTGGTAAGTCTGGCCAGCAACAGTGAAGCGCTCGCCCTCGCGGGGCGAAGCTACGTCGCAGACCATCACATCGAAACGGTGTGTGGCCAGTGCCAACCGGGTGTCACCGAAAGACTCGACGACATCGGCCTGCTTGGTGATGAACCGCGCAGCGATCTCACGACCATCGGCCAGCCGGTAAGTGCCGGGCACCGCCAGCCGAGCGAACAAGCGCGAGACCGCCCGCTCAAATGCAACTTGCATCGGATCAGGCAGTCAGCTTGATCAGAACACCCGGGCGGTGGCACATGGGCAACGGGTTGCTCTGCGTGTGCAGATCGGTGCCACGGTCAAACTGGCGTGGTGCCTGCTTGGCGTACAGCGACTGGCCCAGCGTGTTGACCGTCTCGTTGAAGTCGGCCGGGGCAAAGTAAGTGCCGAAGGTGTCGACCGTGCCCAGCGGGAAGGCGTGGGCTTCACCGGCTGCAATGAAGCGGCGGGTACCCAGATCCCCATTGGCCTGCAGGTAGGCGGCCTGGCCCCGGTATTCCTCGAAGGTGACCCCGGCGTAGGTGAAGCCCGAACGCACGTCGTTGATCAGCACTGCGCCTTGCTGCCAGTTGGTGTACGCGGTCTTGACCTCCTTGTGGGTGGTCAGTGCCCGGAAGAATTCCGGCGAGCACAGCACATGCACGCCGGTCATGAATTCACCCTGCAGGGCGTCCTCCACCTTGGTCAGCAAGTCGTAGCAGTGACCCTTGACCTCGCTGTTGGTGTTGGCCAGGTCGAAGTTGACCGACTGCGGCGTGATCTGGAATTCGTTGAACAGGTTGCTGATCACGCTGCCATCGGCGTCCAGGATTTCACCCTTCAATGCGCCCATGCGCAGGTGCTCGAGCGTGATGGCATGTTTGTTGCGCATAGTCTCCAGGTGCCGAGCCAGAACGCCGGAGATGGCTTCCATTTCGGTTTCCGATCCGAAAGCACGGATGCCCTGGACTTCCTCGGGTAGCACCACATCGTCGTGCGGGATATGGGGAATGACGAAGGAGCGCAGCTTGCGCTTGCCACGCTCTCCGACCGTGCCGGGCGAGCCAGGCGGCTTGGTGGGCAGCAGGTTCAGGCGACCGGCGTACTCCTCCACGATGATCTGGCGGGTGCGCACGGGTTTGGCCGGAAACAGGTTCAGGGCTTCCAGGCGGCCGTAGCGGTTGGGGATGAGGTTGATGGCGGCGGTCAGGCTGGCCATCGAGAAACCAGGGTTCAGAAACGGGTTGTTCATTTGGGGCTCCAAAAATGACGAAACCCGCGCAAGCCAGATGGCCAGGCGGGTTCGGGGATGAAAGACGGGTAGGTTTAGGACGTGGATCAGGCGGAGTCACGCACCAGCACACCGCGCTCGGCCAGCTGCTGCTCATAAGCCGTGCGCTGGGCACCGGTGAGCGCGATCGGCCAGACCAGCGCAGTCTTGGCAACGATGGCGTGGCGGGCGATCAGGATGGCGTCGCTGCGGTCGGCGTTGGTGGCATCGATCGCATTGGCGAGCACCCCAATCGCTGACTCAGTGCCGTCTGTGGCGGCAGGGTCGATCGCATAGTGCTTGCCATCGCTGGCATTGCGGCCCAGCACCGTGCCCAAGGGCAGATTCTGGCCAGCGGCGATGGTGGCGACGTCACGCGAATAGCGGTTGGAGGCTTCGTACTTCAAGAGGTCGCCAAGGTTGTTTTGTTCGGTGATGGGGGTCATGGTCTATTCCTTTCTCAGGCGGTGGCAGTGAGTTTCTTCACGGCGGCCACAATGGGTGAGGCCTCCGGGCGATCAAGGTTTTGGGTACCGGCATCCACGGTGATGGTCGAGCGGATGTCATCGGCCTCGGAACGTGCCGCACGGGCGTCGATCAGTACGCGACGTACATCGGCCTCGGTCTTGCCAGCGGCGATGAACTCGGCCGCGCGGTCAGGGCAACCGGCCAGCAAGCAAACCTCGGCAATCGCCTGGGCAGACTGGGTGACTTCGCGACGGGCTTCAGCGACCAGCACGGCGGCTTCGTCGGTGCTGATGGTGTCGGCGGTCTCGATCACTTTCTCTTCTTCATTCATGGTCATTTCCTTCTTCAAGGGTGCCGCCTCAGCACGGATGACACCCCGCACCTGAGACGGCGAATGGTTACGGGCGTTGATGAATCGATGGAATTCGATAAGCGTGGCGTCCAGCGTCTGGACGCCATCGGCGAGCCCCTGGGCCACGGCATTCGCACCGAAGTACAACCCGGCCTCGGTGGCACGCACAGCGTCCAGATCCAGGCCGCGCATGGCGGCCACGTGATCGGTAAAGATGGAATACAGCCGATCCACTTCGCCTTGCAGCTCGGTCTTGGCGGCATCGGACAAGGGCTCGTGTGGCGAGTAGTCGTTCTTGTGCGCGCCAGCGGTGATGGCCGTGAACCGATAGCCGTCCTTGGCATCCTTGACCGATTGGTCGACATGCAAGGCGATGACGCCGATGGAGCCAACCCCACCGGTTTCGGTCACGAACAGGCGCTGGGCGCTGGCGGCAATCGCATACGCAGCTGAGTACGCGGCATCGTTGGCCACCGCCCAGACGGGTTTGACCACAGCCACCTCGCGCACACGCCGGGCCAACTCGAAACTGCCCGAGGCTTCACCACCCGGGGAGTCAATGTCGAGCAAGATGCCTCTGACCTGCGGGTCTGCCAGCGCTGCATCCACCATCGCGGCGATCTCACCGTAGGAGGTCAGGCCTGAGGCGGCTTCCATGCCGAGCGAGCGTTTGACCAGCGATCCATGGATCGGGATCACCGCAATGCCCTCGGGGGCTGCCGCTGCGGGTGGCCGTTGGTAGACGGCCATGTCCATGGCGGGCATTGAAGGCATGTCAGTCATGCCGAAGCGCTGGCCAACCA